TCGTCTGCAGATAAAGCAAATACTGCTGCTCAAAATGCAGATGAAGCTACAGCACAAGTATTATCAGGTGAATCTGAAAGAGTTGAAGCAGAGAATGCTAGACAAGCTGCAGAGACAGAAAGACAATCTGCTGAAGAAGAAAGAAAGTCTGCAGAGGAAGCAAGGAAGTTAGCAGAACAATCTAGAGAATAGGCTGAATCATCAAGAGTATCTGCAGAAGAATCTAGAGTTATAGCAGAATCTGAAAGAGTAACTTCTGAATCAAGTAGAACTCAAGCTGAAACAGAAAGAGTTTAGAAAGAGTCTGAAAGAGAATCAGCTGAATCTACTAGACAGTAGAACGAAACCACTAGGCAATCAAATGAAGATACTAGAAATTAGTAGGAACAAACTAGATAGACAAATGAAGAACAACGTGTAAATGCTGAATCATCTAGAGAAACAGAATATACTGATTTAAAACAAAGAGCTGATGCTTTAATAGATGATAATGAAGCCGCCATAGAAAACGCTAATACTGCAGCTGAGAATGCTAATGCAGCGATAGCTAACATGGAGAATACTTACGCTAAGAAAGATGAAATACCAGATGTATCTGAATTTATAACTACATCTGTAGATAATTTAGTTAATTATTATCGCAAATCAGAAACATATAATTAGGAATAGATTAATTCTTTAATAGGTTCTATAACTACTATTAATTTTAAGATCGTAGATTCATTACCTGGAACTGGAGAGAATAATCTTATCTACTTAGTACCTTCTAGTAAACAAGAAGAAAAGAATGTAAAAGATGAATATATTTGGGTTGATGGTAGTTGGGAATTAATAGGTTCTACTAAGATAGATTTATCTAACTACTATACTAAAGATGAAGTAAATTCTACATTTGCTCTTAAGACTGAATTAGCTTGGGATACTATTACTGGTAAACCTGTGTGGATTGGTTCATCTAAACCAACGTATACATGGTCTGAAATAAATGAAAAACCTACTACCTTAGCTGGCTATGGCATTACTGACGCTTACATCAAAAATGGCACAATCGTACTTGGCTCAAACAACATTACTCCTTTGACCTCTTCTAACTATATAGGTACGCTGGATGGTAGATACGTCAAGAAGAGTGGAGATACTATGACGGGCAAGTTGACTATTAATACTAAATCATGGCCTGTTATTGATTTCTCCAACGCAGATTATCCAAATTGTCATGGAAATCTACTCATGGGTGTTGGGAATGATATTGTTTTAAGAAATTATTACGATTATGTCAATTATGCAGACCTAAGATTTAATAATGCTTCATTACGATATAAAGGATATACTGTTTGGCATGAAGGCAACGACGGTAGTGGCAGTGGATTGGATGCGGATTTGTTGGATGGGTATCACGTTACATCTATACAAAAAAGGTTTGATATTAATATCCCTATTGGTGAAACGATTGATGTAGATGAATATACTAAATCAAATTCTCTTACACAAGAGGCTGGTAATATATTTTCAGTAAACAGTTGGGGTTGGAATACGTCTGCAGGTATAAGATTAGCTGAAAATATAACCTTAGACCGCATGAGATATTCTATTATTTCTTATAGAAACGGAAATCTAAATAATTCTTGGCAACAGCAAGCTTTGTTATTTCTTCCAACTTATACAGGCGATAGTACGATATACTTAGCTCAAATGAAAACTGAGTCAACTGGTGGTAACGTTACAAAAAGTATAAAAAGATATGCTGATTACGATACTATTATAAACGGCAACGTCGCCTCCGCCACCAAGCTTCAAACCCCTCGTACTATTTGGGGGCAGAGCTTTGATGGGACAGGGAATGTTGATGGAAATATCACTATAAATGGGGACATCAGAATGAAAGGAACTATTATCGATAGCACATCATCTGATATAAGATTAAAAAATATACTAGAACAAGTAGATTATCAAGAAAAACTACTATCTCTAGGTGATGTCGTTGATTTTAATTATAATGATACTGCATTTAGTAGAGAAAACTCTTCTAATTTAGAACATCGTTCATATACAGGTTTGATATATCAAAACGTCAAAGAAATATTACCACAGATGGCGCATGAAGATGATGACGGCTATGGTTATCTTAATTATTTAAGTCACGATTATATCAATTTGATAGCTGGTGCATTACAACAAACAATAACTAAATAGAAGCAATTAGAAAAAAGAATATCTATTTTAGAAGAAGAAAATATTAATTTGAAATAGCAGTTATCTAATTGATATGGAACTAAGTAAATTAACAGATAGATAGTTGCTAGAAGCTATATACTTAATGTTATAGCAAATACTAGTCAAAGTAAACGAAATAGACAACGATGACAAATAGCTTGGAATGAATATCTTTGCTAATGTCGTTGGTGATATGTTAATGTAGAAAAGAGAATGAAATACTTTACTTTATACGAACTTTGCAAATCTGATACTGCAAAGAAATAGAATATAGATAATTTCCCAACTTGGGAAGTGGTTGATAATCTTAAAAGAATTGTAGAAGAGATATTGGATCCTCTAAGAGAATGGTATGAAAAACCAATAAATGTAAATAGTGGTTATCGTTCTTAGAAATTAAATAAAGCTATAGGTGGTGTAAATAATAGTTTTCATTGTTTTGATAGAAACACAGAAATATTAACAAATAACGGATGGAGAACTTATAAAACAATCAAACCTTACGATAAAGTTCTATCTATGAATTTGGAGACGCAGCTATTAGAATTTGTAGATATAGATTCAATATAGATAAAGCCTTATAAAGGAAATTTAATTTACGCTGATAATAAACATGTATAGTTCGCTGTTACAGACGAACATAGAATGGTAGTTAGAAGTCCGGCTCACAAATATGTTAGAAAAACAGACAGAGTATTAACTGAAGCAGAACAAAAATATTTTGATTCGCTAAAGACAGATAATGATAAGTTTCATATAGAGTTATCTAAAGATATTATTGGGAAGAGACGAATATTTAAAACAGCGGGTATATCTGCTCACACCAACGAATATAACATTGATATATTAAGAATGTGTATGGCAGTTATTTCCGACGGTTTTATTTAGAAAAAAAATGGAATAGGTAATCCTTAGATAGCTTTTAACTTAAAGAAAGAGAGAGATAAACAAGAATTAGAAGATATATTAAATAGACTCGGATGGAAGTATAATAAATATTATAGTTACTCACATGAGAGATATGGACGGAAAGACGTATATCACTATTATATAGGGTATTCTGAATGCGCAGAAATATTTGAGATAATAGGCCTAAATAAAAAAATACCTCGATGGTTTTTAACTTTAAAGCCCGAAATACTTAGATAGTTAATAATAACTTACGCTAAATTTGACGGATCGATCGATAAACGCGAAGGAAACAGTGGCATTACTATTTTTTCTATAGATGAACATAACATAGATATGTTGTAGGCAATGTGTATATTATGCGGTATGAGATGTGTCAAAAAAGAATTTAAAAATCATGAGATAGCCATTAATGATAACCACTATATATTAAAAGAATTTTATAATTTATATATTACGCAAAATACAGACGAAAGTATAATGGAAAACAATAGATACCGCAGATTTTATTATGATTCCGAGGTGTGGTGCGTAAATAATAAAAATACAACTCTGGTAACTCGGCGTAACGGAAAAGTATCTATACAAGGTAATTGTAAAGGTCAAGGGGTAGATATTACAGCCGGTAGTAGAGAAGAGAATGAGAAGCTCTTTAACCACATTAAAGACAATTTACCTTTTACAGAACTAGGATGGGAAGGTAACGGTTCATGGATACATGTTGGTTATAATGGTAATAACAATAAAGAAATATTCAGCGCATGAAAACATGTTTATATAAACCAGTATTTGTTAATCCGTAGGCATACTTTGTATTTCCATAGTTATATGATATGCAGCCTAAGACTGATAACTTTGTAGAATAGGCAATATTTACTGGTAGATTAATTATTACAGACTTGACTAACAATCAGTATACTTCTTATTAGAATGTTAATACTATTGATTTTAGTCAATACGCTGATAAGCGTATTAAAATAGAATAGTATACAGATACTGGAGCAGTTGTTCTTGGTGAATGGATTATATCTCAAGATACTACTGGAGTTAAACCTATCGCTTCTTATCGTGCTTACGACAAGACCAACAACGATACAGACAGAGATATATTGAAAGACTTGACTGGTAACGGTCATGATATTCAGCTTTATAATTTTGAGTTTGCTGAGAGTAGTGGGTATGGGAAATATGGACTTTCTTTCTCACAATACAATAATATAAAACAAGATAGAGCCGTTATTGAATTTGATGGTGATTATATCACAATCATAAAAAGTGTGGTTATGGGTTTTTGGCAATTATTTAATCGTATATCAAGTCAATCTATTATCGGCGAGCAGAGAATAAAAATTACCAATATACCTTCAGGAGTTACTATAAACTACGGTTATCAAAACGATGATGGAGAAACTCAATATTTAATTTCTGCAGCTAATGATGGGGTCTATGATATACCATCTTTCACTGTATCAAGTGGACGAATTTATGGTTTTGAGATTAAGCCTATTATTGACGAATGTAACATCACCATAGAGCAACTCCCGCTTTACCCTAACGCCCTTGTTTCTGACGGTGTAGATGATTATGGACTTTGTGAGAATTTTCCTATTTTTACTAAGGAGAAGGGATATACGGTTTGTGCGATTAGGAAATGGTTGAATATAATTGAAGGATATAGAACTATAGCTTCTAAATATGAAATAGATACTAAACGTGGAGCTTTCATCTTTGAACAAATTCATTCATTATTTAAGCAAACATACAATTATGGAAAAGTTACAGATATAAAAAAGTATTTTGATAATGAAAGTTTGTTTTCGTGTCAAAATTCTGTAAAATATAATAATGAAATAGTTTTAGAAAAAGGTGATGCAGAGGATTCAAATATACTTAGTATATTTACTGCTATGAATAATGATTACGGTAGTGCTGCTCTCTACGCCCTTGAAATCTACGACCGTGACCTTACTGACGAAGAGATTGCTACAGTTAAAGCACGAATGATTGCTGAATATGAAGAAAAGACAGGTAATAAATATGAGGAGGAAACAGTATGAAGTTTGTAATATGTAATTTATCAGAAGCAAAAGCATACGGAATAGAGATTATTCCAACAATGAGACAAAGTGTAGACGGTACGCAGGTAGTATTACACGAAGCGTATATTCGTAATATTGACGAGTTTAGTAAACTCAAAAGATATGAATTTGATGATGCAGAGTTTACGCAACTCATGAATAGTGAAGCATGGACACATGGAGAAGATTATGTACAACCTAACGAAGATTATGCTAAGGTTAAGGCTATGCAAATACTTACTGCTCAGACGAAGGCTGACATAAACAAAATGAAGCTTTCAAACAAAGAGAAAAATGACGTGAAAAAGTTTTATCCAAAGTGGGAAGACTACATTGGAGAGAGCTTGAATGAGGTTGGCTTCATTGTTAACTACAACGATAAGATATACGAAATTATTCAAGCTGTGCCAAACGTAGTTGAAGGCCAAACACCTGATTTAGTTCCAGCTAATTATGGATTAGTGAGTGAGCACGAAGGCACGAAAGAAGATCCTATACCTTACACGCCTCCGATGGAAATTTTTGAAGGTAAGTATTACACTCAAAATGGCGTATTATACAAATGCACAAGAGATAGTGGTATTGCTTTGTCACACGATTTGTCTGCGTTGGTAGGTACTTACGTTAGTATTGCATAAAATAGTTGTAATATGAAATTTATAGTAATGCCTACGACAGACGCTAAGATAGTATTCACAGAAGAAGAACTTAGCCACATGAAAAAGAATGTCGATGAAACAGAAGTAATCGTACATGAAAACATTCTCGTTGAAAAAAGAAATGCTATGGGATTGGTTACTCTTCCAAGCGAAGAAACTGGACAGATTGAATGGACTTATCCTGTTTACGAATATAACAGCGAAGAATTAAATAATCTTTTAAACAATAAAAATTGGAATAACGATGAATACTGAAAATATTAATTTTAAAGCATCTTAGTATGCTCCTAATCATTTAGAGGTTACATACTGGATAGATTTAACAGAAGATCCAACAGGTGGTGTTATAAAAACATATGATGGTAAGAAGTGGAATCAGATTAAAGGTGAAACTAAGAGTGTAGACGCTTATACCAAATCAGAAGCAAATTCTAAATTTGCTACTAAGTCTGAACTGCAGAGTAAAGCAAATACTTCTACTACATTGTCTGGTTATGGCATCACAGATGCTTATACTAAATCAGAGACAGACGGAAAGTATGCTACTATAACTAATTTAAATACAAAAGCAAATTCTGCAGATGTATATACAAAAACTCAAGTATATACTAAAGAAGAATGTGAAGCTAAGATCACAGAAATGATTCAGGCAGCTATGGCTCCAGCAGCTTAACATTAATAGCTATTAGTTATAATATGCTTATGATTCATATATGGAACATATTTATACACTAGTCGTTATATAATATATAATTTCAAAATAATAACAAAATCCTGGCAGTGTATTAATTTATATTGTCAGGATTTTTTAATACCTTTTTCAAAATGTCAGAATATACTTCAGAAATAATAATCGCGCTATTCACATTAATAAACGGCTTGTTTACAGCTTACTTAGCTTATAATTAGAAAGCAAAAGATAAACTTACTGATTACAAGATAGAAAAGTTAAAAGAGGATGATAAGAAATAGCAAGTAGCTAACGCTGGAAATATAGCTACCATATTTGGTGAGCTTTGGGAGCTATTATATTTCTTAAAAGCTGATAGAGTATATATAATATAGCCTCACCCGTTATATAAGTAGATGTATATATCGGCTACTCTTGAAGTAAAGAATTACGGTGTATCTTCAGCGAAGAACACTTTAAACAATGTTAAGATAGAATCATTACCAAAGTTTGTATCGCAATTGGCCAAAGAAGATTTAATCTTTATAGAGGATACCGAAGTAGCACACGTTGAAACAAAGGTTAAATCAATAATGGTTAGCAATGGTTGTAAATCCATATTCATCAGACGTTTAGTAGATGAAAATAATAATTGGGTTGGTAGCATTGTATTAGGATATTTAAGGTCATTCAAAGATTACGGTGTAGATAGAAAGATGGTAGAAAGAATGACAAGAACAAGCGCAATGTCGATATAGTATATATTACCAGAGCTTAAAACAGAATAACATGTTTACATTTTTAAATAACATTTTCAATAGAATAGCAGTCATTATCATAGTTGGTTTGACTGCTATTTGTTTTTATTAGAATAACAAAATAAATAAGCTTGATGATAAATTAGGCATAGTTACTAACAATTATCAATATTATCAGTCTTTAACCAGTAGTTTAGATAAATAGAATAATGTACTCAAACTTACTATAGATGACTTGAATATGACTAATGATAGTCTACTTCAAGAAGTAAATGAAGTACGAGAGGAATTAAAGATAAAGGATAAGAATGTTTAGTAGGTATAGATAGTTAAGACAGAAGTAAAAGATTCTATTAGAACTGTTATTAAGCCTACTGAAATAGATTTCACAAAAGAACTCAAACTAAATAATTTAACTACTATCATAGTAAGCAAAAGGGATTCAATCCTGAGTGCGGTTTTAGATTTAAAGAATCAGCAAACACTCTTTGTAGAAAGGAAGAGAAAGTACCGCAATTAGTATAAGAATTGGTTCCAACGTTTGATTCACTTTGATTGGAAGAAAGACGATATATCGAATTATACAATACATAATTCTAATGATTTGATAAAGGTAACCGATACTAGAGTTATTGAAATACTATGACATTCTCCCAAGCATACTATCAAAGTATGTACTATTTACTAATTATAAATCAATTATATTATGCACGAATTGTTTCGTTTTAAATCACACGAACACGAACATGGTCCACATTTCGATGAAACATGTGCAAACAAAGCTGTATCAGGAATGGTAAATGAAGACGGTACAACTGGTCCTCATTGGTCATTAGCTGAGACTACTTCAGTAGCAAATCAATATGGTGTAAAATTAACTGAGAAGTTTAACAAGTATGACTGGTTTGTTGCATTGAACATGGTATACTCGGATTATTACACAGTAATAGTTAAAGTAACAAGCTCAAGTAATATCAAACATTTCGTAGAGTTTACTAAAGCTTGGCTTGACGATAAAGATATTGCTGAAGGTAAAATGTGGTATTACTATATGTATGTAATGTGTGATAAAGTAAGAAAAGAAGAAGATTGGCTGTATGATAATAAAGACAGTGATGAGTATAAGTATAAACACTATACTGGTAAACACAATGTTGAGAATCATACAGAACGTGAAGAAGAGACTACACATCACTGTGTACGTTATATTTTAATTTAATAAAATCAATTTTAAAAAACTAAATCAATTATGACTGAAGATAGAATTATAGTATCGGATCGCGGTTTCGATGCAACTACTGCTGCTATGTTGAGTAACAATATGAACAATTGGGGCAATAACCCGTTTTTGTATTTGATTTTCTTAGCCTTGTTTGGAAGAGGCTGGAATGGTTTCGGTGGAAACGGTAATATACAAACTGCCGAATTACAAGCTTAGATAAATTCCAATCAGAATGCTAATCTGATAATGGATGGTATTAAAGGTAATGCTGCCGCAATTAATCAGCTCGCACAGAATCTTAACTGTGATTTCAATACGCTGAACTCATGTTGCTGCGATTTACGCAATGCAATCTCTCAGGTTGGCGGACAGATTGGTTTCTCAGCTGAACGCGTCATCAACGCCGTTAACATGGGTGACTGTGGTATCATTACCGCAATTAAAGACTGTTGCTGCAATACGCAAAAAGCAATTCTGGAAAGCAATTATCAGAATCAGTTAGCTACTTGTCAATAGACAAATACTCTTACTAATGAAATGACTCGAGGTTTCAGTGGTTTGAACTTTGCAATATCTAACGGATTTGCTCAGGTTGGCTATGCTAACGCACAGTAGACTTGTGAATTGTTAAACGCAGGAACAGCTAATACTCAGAGAATTATTGATACTCTGAATAATCATTGGAATTCTGAATTACAACAGAAGTATAATGACGCTAGATTAGAGTTGTCTCAGAAAGCTCAGAATGAATATCTGATTTCTCAGCTTAAGACTACGACAGCTGCTGCGTAAGTTTAATAGGCTGGGGTAAAACCCAGCCTTAAAATATTTAATATATGGAGTTTAAAGATTTAAAAGTTGGTGATAGTATATACATATTAGAAAGCGTTGGAACATTCAATAAAATAAATAATTATAACATAGGAACAATAACTATAATTAGTTAGCCTTACGATGATAATACGATCGATAATCCATATATATCGAATATGTTTAAAAAGAAAAAGGTAGATATTACTATAAGCTGTGAAGGTGTAACTAAGAAATTGACTGTTGACGCAGATAAAGATGTTATAACAGATAGCTCTTTAGGACTTACAGTATCTACTACTAAATAGCAATTAGTATCATAGATATAGACTTGGTATAAAGATTGTTAGTCTAAATTAGCAGCTATGCAGAGATATAAAGAAGAAGCTGCAAAGTATCAATAGATGTTATAGCAATTAAAAGGAGATAATGAAGTTTAGTAGAATACTACTTCTACAGATATAATAAAGGTTGGTCAATAAGGCCAACCTTTTTTATTGCTTGTTTTAAGCTCTTCTAATAATCGCCATTAGTTAATGTTGAGGATTGTATTACGAATAACAGAAAACGCTTCAGATAAGCTTAGAATGCGTTTTAACGTTATTATAACGTTATAAAATTTAGAGAAATATGACACTTAATCAACTTATTGATAATATATTACTTATTGCGCGCAATAGTAATGTAGCTGAATCTGAGCATTTGAGTAGGATTCAGATAGAAAAATGGATCATAGCATATAGAGCTATGCTCCTAAAACAAGATATAGATAAAGGATATGATATAGATAGTATGTATACTACTACTATCGGTCCTATTCATTTAAATAGAATCGAGTCTATACCTGGTAGATTTACTTATGTTAGTGATACTGAATTACCTAAATTAGTAAGTTCTCATAATAATAATGGTCTTTGTAATGTAAAAGATTTATTTGGTAACCTAATATAGGTTGGTGATTAGACTAAGGCAAAATACTAGAAGTATAGAAAAGCAACTTGTAATGATTATATTGCTTGGTTAAGTAATAATAGAATTTATGTACAGGGCGATTCTAACAAATTAGAGTATATATAGGTTGAAGTAGTATTAGAGGATCCTACTGAAGAATAGGAATGTTTTGATCCAGATAGTGAATTCCCAATACCAAGCGCTAAGATACCTACTATTACTTAGTTGATAATGGATAATGAATTGAAAGTACTAACAGCAATGCCTAGTGATACTACAAATGATTCTAGGGATGATTTGCAGAATGCTTATAAGAAATGAAACAATCTTTGAATTATAAAAGAAAAAGTTATACTATACCAGATTTCTACTAGAAATATAGAGAAGGTATCGATTAGAATACTGTATACGATATTGATTTCAAAACGTATAAAGCAATAGTTACAGATTATTTTAAACACATTCGTGATGAAATAATGCTGAATTGCAAGGAATTTAAATTGCCATGTAGAACTGGTGTATTGTCTATAGTAAAACACAGACCGAAAGAATTTACTGGTAAGAGTTTAAGATGGGATTGGAAAGCAACGAAAGAAGCTGGTAAACCTGTTTATTTACTAAACGAACACAGTAATTATATGAAATATAGATTCTTTTGGTCTAAAAAAGATTGTTTACTAACAAATAAGGGTAAATATCAATTCATAGCATCTAGAGAGAACAAAAGATACTTAGCGTATTTAATTTTTTAGAATTTAAAAGATTATCCGGAAAAATAATATGATACATAACAATTTAATAAGTTCTGCTTCAATCATTGCTAAGATAATTGCTGATCTCAATCTTAACGAAGATGATTTAAGAATATCTGATGTTAAAGAATATATAATGGAGGCTGTACTAAAGATAGGAGCAATATAGTAGTATGAACATAAGATAAGTATAATACCTGTAGTAAATCATTAGGCAAAATTACCTTGTGATTTATACAAATTAGGTCAGGTAGCTTTTTCAAATAGTAATGATGGGTGCTGGTTACCTATGCGTAAAACCACGTCTAGTTTTAGTGTAGTACATGATAGATGTCATAACAAGCCTTGTATGTTGATACAAGATTCTGCATTGATACCATTGGTAAAGAATTTGTACAATCTAGTTGATGATAAAGAAGCTTTAGAAAAGTTAAATGGTAATATTAACATGAAACAAACGCTTAGTGCATTACTTAATGATTATACTTTTATTAATTATAAAGGTAAAGCCACATATCAACATATTGATGGCACAATGTTTAGTTTCGATTTGCAATATGATACAAAACCTGGTTATATATATACAAATATACCGAGAGGTTTTGTGAAGATATCTTATTATTCTATACCAGTAGATGAAGATAGTATGCCTTTAATTCCAGATTTAGAATCATATAAAGAAGCTATATTTTACTATGTTACAATGAAATTATTATATCCCAAGTATTTGAAAGGATAGATAAATTAGAATGTTTACTATGATGTAAAACGTAGTTGGAATTATTACTGTAAATAGGCATATGGTGATGCTATGATGCCTGGCGTAGATGAATTAGAAAGTATTAAGAATACATATAATAAGTTATATGTTGAATTTGATGATCACGATACTTTCTTTAGTACTACAGGTGAAGAACAAATATTATATAATTAGAATAGATTATGAGTAATGTACAAACAAATACATTTGATGGTGGTATGAATTTGGACTCTGATATAATCATGGTTCCAAATAATTAGTATAGATACGCTGAGAATGTACGTATCATTACTGATGAAAATGGTACTACCGGAGTATTACAGAATATAAAAGATCATATAGATGTTGTTGGAGGTAAATTCATAAATGATGATGAAATAGTATTAGCAACCGCAACAATAAATGAATATGGAGTAGTATTAACAAAAGTATCTAATGACGGTCTTAATATAATATATCGTATTCACTATTTAGATGATGGTTCTGTAGAAAATAAAGTAATATTAAAAGCTTACTTGGGCTACGATACTGATGATAAACACAACAGTATTAAGATGATATTAAATCACGAAAGTGAGAATAATATAAAGCTGTACATGTCTGATAAGAGCCATATGATCAGAACAATGAACATATTGAATGATAAATACGTTCAAGGTAACGCGAATGTTGATGAAAATGGTATACTATTAAATAGTGGATTATTGGATATTGTTCCTAGTGCAAATCTGGTAGCTCCTAAAATAACTGGTCTGGGATATGGTTTTCATACTGCCGGATAGGTTCAGTATGCATATGCTTTAATAAATCTTCAAGGTACTGGTACATTAATATCTCCTTGTAGTGGATTAATTCAACTTACTGATAATAATCCAGGTTAGGATTATAATGAAATAGAAGGATAGAACAAAGGAGAATATACTGGTGTATCTGTTATAATGTCTATTGAAGATATTATTGACAGCTACGATATATGTAGAGTCTATAGAATAAAGTATGAAGATAATTCAGAAGATCCTACTATAACAATTGCTGATGAAGTTCCAATTAATGGTAATAGTATTACTTATGAAGATCGTGGAGATACTTCTTTAAGCTCTGTTACTATTGAAGAATTCAATATATTATATTATAATAACTTTATAGCTGCAACAATCGATAAAAAGGATAATAGATTGTTTGCTGCAAATGTTACTGAAGATTCTTGGGACGTTGATTATGATGCCAGATCTTATCGTGTAAACAAGTAGAAGAAATTAAAACTGTTATCAAATAGTAGTGATGCTAGTATAGAAAAGCAATTAACATCAAATATAGAAGAATCTAGAAAGATGTTATAGGGTATACCTAGTAATCATGACTGTATAAATCCTTATAATATATATAAAGATATAACAGATGAAGATGACTACTAGTATACTATTTCAAATAAAGGCGGTATTAAGTTAGGTGGAATAGGTCTAAATATAGACTATAGTTTTACTTATGTTGATATTGATCTAGATACGGTTGGTTCAGCTAGTCCTGTCATTGCAATGAGCCAAGATTTTGTAAACGTAAAAGTATCATCTATCGATAACGGTGCTGAACCTTGTATCATAAAAGATCTAGAAGACGGTTCTGAAGTATCCGAAGTATAGTTACCAAATGGTATATACCCTAGAAACTATGCTAGTCCTTTCTATTCTCTCTATTTTAGAGGATACCAAAGAGATGAAATATATAGATTTGGTATAGTATTTTATAATGATAAAGGAGTGACTAGTCCAGTACATTGGATTGCCGATATACGTATGCCTAATCCACAGGACTATCCTGCATATTATATCACAGATTATATTAAATTTAAAGGAAAACCTTTAGGTATAAAATTTGATATCAGAAATATACCAGAAGGAGTAGTCGGATACGATATTGTTAGATGTGATAGAACAGCAAATGATAGAACAATTTTATTACAAGGTGTATTGTCTGATATAATGAATTATCCTCATAAATTCATAGATAAAGGAGATGAATTGGGTAACGAATTTGATTACCGTCCTGTAATACCATTAGGATATGCTAGTTTAAATGAAGAAGGAGAAGTAGATACTGAATAGTATACTTATTTTTACGACCGTTTCTCGCTATCTTCTTAGAGTAGCATTTGCTGTCGCGAAAACATTAGCTAGAGATTAAAAACGTTAATTAGCGCAGAATTAGATTTAAATGCAGATAGTGTTATAGATCTGTTAAAAGATTGTTACGTAAACTATTTGTATAAACTAGGGCAATGCAGTCGAGGTGTGATTGATATGTCTGATTTCGATCTAATTGATGAAAATCATTATCCTGCTAGATTTATAACTACTGGAAAATCATATGAAACTTATACAAGTGATATAACGGATTGCGATTTAAAAATAGGCTAGCCTATTCGTGTAGGTGGTACGAATATTATTTATGGATTATATTTAGGAGTTGGTAGCGACGAATATGTAAAAAATCTTATTGGAAAAAGATATAAAATATGTGACGTACAAGATAAGCAACGAATAAATATAAATATAGAAGATGCTATATTACCAGAAATAATGGAAGCAGACGCCGTTACAAATAAAATCGCTTACTATAAAACAATAGACAATGTTAGTTATTTGAACATTGGTCACAATTAGTCTAGCATGGGTATCAATCATTACTTAAGCAAAGGTATGTATTTTGGTAGTTGTGCCGTAATAAGTGGAGATTTTAAAAATCTTTATACAAAATGTAATACAGATATGGATAAATTCTCATTTACGGTAGCTGCTGTAAATATTAAAAGAAATATTTATCCATATGGTGGTAGTACTTATAGTGCAAGAAGTAATTCTAAATACATTAGTACAAGTTCGTATTCTAATTCTAATACTAGTCAAGTAATTACTTATGGTGGAGATACATATATAGGTATATTAGATCACAAAACATGCAATGTTATACCTAAAATAAATGATGATTATTTTCAAGAAGCCAGGTAGTTAAACTGTGTAGATTATATACCTGTTGAAACAACCGTTAATGTTGCATTAATGAACGGTTAGTCTACAGGTAGAAGCGCAAAGAATAATACAGATTATACTACTAATGACTCCATGATCGATCCATACTTAAGTACAACAATAGAAGGTGGTAACCTTGGAGATTATCATGTACAGGAGAAACCATATGCTGCATATAATGATGCGTATTCCACACAATCTAAAGTAAAGACATTTGTACCAGATGATTTGTACGATATCGATAATACTGAGTTTGGTAATAGAATATTATATTCTGATGCAAAAACAAATGGTGAAATAGTAGATAGCTGGTCTAAATTTAGAGTAGCTAATTATATGGATGTAGATAGTTCGTATGGTAACATATCAGTATTAAAGACTTTTAAAGATAAATTATTATTCTGGCAAAGTAATTCATTAGGAGTTGCATCAGTTAACGATAGATCATTAATATCTGATAACATTGGTGAACTTACTTTAGGTACTGGTGGTATTCTTTCACGATATGATTATCTTACTATTGGTAATGGTACAGATATAGTTAATGATAGTAGTATTGTAAATTCAGAATCTAATTTGTATTGGTACGATCCTAACAAGAAAGAAATATGTGCTTTATCTGATTCTGTATATAAATTATCTAAACAAGGAACTGTTTAGACATATTTGAACAGTAATGATTTATATGTTAAAGATTCATTATACGATCCTCGTTTCAATGAGATACAAATGATATTCAACGATAAGACACTGGTATACAATGAGTAGACTAGAAGTTTCTCGTCATTCTATACATATAATCCAAGTAAGCATCTCGATTTCTTAGATGATGTAGTATATATAAAAGATAATATTCTAACCAGAGATTCAGATAATCCAGATAGTGGTGTTATTTGCAAGTTGCAATATATTGTTAATAAAGATCCATTGAACACCAAAACATTTGATAATGTGTATTTCGATGGAGTATTTTAGGACATAAATCAAATGATTACGTTCTCTGAATTTAGAACTAAGAATCAAACTGCTACTATATTTAATGACTATATAGATAACAGAGAAGATACATATAGATTCGCTATAGGACGAGATAAAACGCAATTGAATAAATTATCATATCCAGGTAGATTGAAAGGTAAATATTTAGTATGTGATTATACTATAGAATGCTATAATTAGGATAATTTCAATCTTCCGAATATTAATACAACTTATAGATATTCTTTAGTATAATATGAAAAAGAAAAGAAAAATAAAAATCTAGAAAGCCCAGTTTGGAACAAACGTTGGGCTTAACGGTGTTAATACTGTTAACACTCCTAGTTATTTTAATTATTCTTAGCAGTTTGGGCCTAATTCTCAAATTGCTTAGAATACAAATATGATGAACTTAAAAGCAGACATGTTGAACAACGATCCGATGGCTGCACAGAATTTTACCAATTCTTTAAAAAGTAATTAGTTACCTTCTAACTCATTAACAGAATCTGTTGGAGTTACACCACAAGAGAATTATAGTAATTAGAGAGGACAAGGCGGTGGTGGATTTTCTGGTATGGATGTTGGTTCTTTAGCTGCAGCCACAACTGGCGGAATTGGTTCTATATTTGGTTATGGGGCAGAATCAACAGCGACCAATCGTAAAGAAGCTACTACACAAAGTTTAGCCGATATAAGTCAAGGTGCATCAGCTGGTGCATCTATGGGATCTTCTTTTGGAGGTCCTTTAGGTGCTTTAATTGGAGCTGGTATTGGTACGACAATAGGTCTTATTGGTAGAAAAGGTAGAGAGGCTGAAATGACCTCGTTCTATACTTATGATGAAGGTACTCTAGGAACGGGTTTAATTGGAGCATTCTCTAATCGTAAACTAAAAAAGACTAGAGAGAGAATTAAAAGACAAGCCGAAGGTAATCGTTTGGCATTGGGAAGATCACAGGAATTGGCTGCTGATTATGCATAGGAAAGTGATTCTAATACAGATATCTTCTCGTATGCAAACGGTGGAGTTATTCCAAATTCATTAGTATATGCAGATGATGGTGAATTGATTAAAACTCCTTACGGCGATATTAGTCAAGTGCCTGAATAGAACAATCCTACTGATAGTAATTTGTTAAATTTACCAGAAGGTAGTAAGATATTAAGTGATACATTGAAAGTACCCGGTACAAAGAAAACATTTGCAGAAGCTGGTAAGAAGATTATGAATACTAAGAAAAGTAAATACAATGATAAATATTCTGAAAATTCTCAGAAATTAAACGATATGAATAATAAGATCGCATACGATAACTTATTTGCTTTGCAAGAAGAAGTAAAGAAAAAGAAGGGTATTAAACCTAAAACGAAGGATCTGGTTCAAGCTGCTTAGGACGGTACAAGAGTAAGACGCCTAAATCCATACAGTAATTATGTAAATATAGGTATGGATGCTTATGAAAATAGCGATATGTCACAGTATATGACAAACAGAGAATGGTTGTTAGACAATAAAGATAATCCAACATCTGTTCAATTTTTATCAGATTTAAATTCTGGTAAATATGGAAATATAGGTGGAAATACTTTAGATTGGGATGATTACTCCAGATTATCTATGGATGGTTTAAAAGGTCCTGTACACAATGGTACTCAATCTTTTACTATACCTACAAGAAAGAGTAAGAGCACGATAAATGCTAAAACAGATCCTAATAGCATTATAATATCAATGGCTCCATCGTATAGAACAGAAGCTAGTCCACAAATACCGAAAACATCTTCAATAAATATAACCACTAAGCCTAATACCGGCAATGACGAACCAGATAATCAGAATAATTTGACTGCTACTCTTAGTGACATTGCTACGGGTGTTGCAAAATATGCACCAGTTATATCAAATCTGATGACAGATTATGAGACAGCTGATGCAGTATATAATCCGTATGCTAATGCTATTTTAAAAGTTGCTAGATCTAGAAAAGCTAATATTCAACCTATGTTGAGAAAGATTGCTCAAAATATGGCTACTAGTAATTATAATGCCAGTCAAGTGAGCCCAAATACTGGTGCTGGATTAGCTTATAGATTACAATCAGCAATAGCCGCTAACGATGCAACAATGAAAGCATTAGCTTATAAGAATAATCTTGACAATCAATATCTTGCTGAATATGCAAATATGATGAACGATCTTGGGAGACAATTCGTAAATTCTACAGTATACGCTGATGATGTTAATAGAAAATCTAGAGCTAGTGCTAGAAATATTAGAAGACAAGGTCTTAGTTAGCTTAGTGGTATTGCTCAGAATGATCAGTTAATGAGAAATCAAAAGAATAGAGATGATGCTATGATGGCATTATATTCTCCGTTCTTAGAAGCTGGATTTACTAAAGACGATTTGAAGAATTTACAGAAATATTTAAGAAAAGGAGGTAACAATGTCGGCTAATGGTTATGATGTAGCAGCAGAAGCTCCGATAGTAAACACATATGTACCAATTAATTTTGGTGAATTATATAGAATAGGAGCTGCATAGAAAGCTGCTGTAGATGAAGCGGTTGAAGACTTAAACACAGCAGTTACTACTTTTGGAGAATTTAGATCTCCATCTAAAATAGATACAGAAAACTATTATAAAAATAGTATCGGTAAATTTACAGATTTAATAGAAGCCGCATCTTCTAATCCTGATTTAATGAAGGACGCTGGTTTTAGAGCACAATTACAATCTAGAATCAATGGATTGGATTATACAGCACTGAGTATGTTGAAAGAAAGTGCTGATATGCAACGCTTAGGTATTAAAACTAGAGCTTAGATGGAATCTGAAGGAAGGTATAATAGAGATTGGGATAAATCAGATATACCTAATTACGATACACTTGGTACTGGTAGAGTATTCGACGATATTACTCCAATACGTTGGATGAGTGCAAATGAATTATCGAATGCGTATTTTAACGATTTGAAAGCTAGTTCTTTAGGTTCTGTTTGGAAAGATGGAGTTAAATACAATAGAACAGGAATTACTTATGATACATTGTATGATATTTCTAGTGCTAGATTCAATGATTTGGTAAATACTCCATAGGGAAAAGAATACTATAATCAATTCTTATAGCAATATGGAAATGCTGATGATGCTAGAGAAGCTTTTGTAACAATGATTGCTGATTCACAAAGAGATAGAATCGTTAACCAAGATACAGTAGATCCATACTGGTTAACTATGGCTAAAACTAATAGTAAAGGCACAAATAATATAGCTAGTTTAAATCCAACCAGATTAGATTTTATAAATTCTACTGTTGCTAAATCATCTACCAATTCTATTGGAAGGAGGTTTGAAGATTATAGAAATTATATAAATGGTTTAATTGACAAATATCCTGATACAGAAATATCGAGAAACGCAAAAAGAGGTTTGGCTAATATAGATAACATGCTGTATTAGATGCAATACTTAGGAGTGGCAGCTAATGAGTATATGAAAGATTACAATAAAAGCGGTAGTAATCAATCGTACGTTAATGCTGTTACTGCTAGTAACTAGGCAAAACAAATATAGTCGAAATTACTAGGAATGGCAGATAAATATGTATTAAAAAATGAATTTGAAAGAGTTTCTAAATTTTCTGCGGATGATATAAACAACGAAAAGAAATATAGTACTGAAGGATATCTTAGAGGCGTTAAATCCGCATTAGATCTTGTAAAAGGAGATATCGGAGTACTAGATAATGATGATTTACTTACAGGTGTTGGTGGAGTTTATGAAGTAATTAAAGATGAAAACGGTGGTAGAAGTAAAGCTTATAGTTTTAATGATTCTGAAGGTTTTATATTGCCGGAAACTGCATTTTAGATTGCTACAGAAACATCACCTAGAAATATAAAAAGAGGCGCAGGTTTATTTAGAGATGATTCTTTCCCAATAAAGGAATTAATTGAAAGTGGAAATATTTCAAACGTACAATTTATTCCAGATAACAAAACAATGAAATTAGATCCAAACACATTGGCTTTGACAGGTAAAATAAGAATACCTAAAGAAGAAATAAGAAATGCTGTAGGAAGTGGATTTTGGAGTAGCGGATATCTTGGAGCTATTTCAACAATGATTGCTCCTTTCGGTGTATAGAGTGTGGATTCAACAATTAAAGGTTTGTTTAATGGAAAGGAAGTAAAAGAAATTGTAGGAGAAGATGGTAAAGATTATTACGAGTTAGATATATTAAAAGTTTTACCTAGTTACAATCAATCTCCTGAATATTGGCAAAGAGTTAATTAGAGATGGCAAGGTGGATAGGAAACTGGTATAGGTGGAGCATCCCAAGCTAAAGAAGAATATAATACATCAGCATAGCAAACATTAGGTTATTAATTATGGCTAAAAATAAAATATACGACAGTTCTTTAATAAATTCTGTTAGATAGGAATCCGAATTATACGATTCCTATCTTTCTCCTCGTGCTAACATTAATGAATATTTGCATCAAATGCAGAATCCATCGATAAATGTTAGACCTGACGAATATGACGTATTTGATCATATTTCAAATGCTTATTATAATTGGCAAAGAGATAGGAATACCAGTTTGAAAGATACTGCTCTTGGAGATTATGTAAGAATAGATTAGGATATTAATACTATTAATGGTGCTGTAAATTATATTACAGCCTATTAGGATTATAATAATTCTTTAAATGCCCTATCACAAGATCCTTATAACAAAGATCTTGCTAATTCTGTAAATGAAGCTGAAGACAGAATGCGTCAATATTCAGAAGATTACAACAGATTGCGTTCTGGTGATATGAATGATGATAAATTGAGTAATAAGCTCAATTTATTTTTAGATAAAGAAGACTTCAATTCTTTTATAAATACAGCAAATAAAGAAACAAAATCCTTAAACGGAGTAGTAGATCCTAATACTTTATACGGTAAAAAGGATGAAGCTTTAAATGCTGCTGATAAATATCAGACAAAGATAGAAGAATACGATTCTAAGATTACTTCTGATTATTATAGAAGAAAATCAGAAGAACCAGGGATGGATTTAACAGATATAGATACTTATCTGTATAAACTCCCTGGATTAATGGGTTCTTCTGCTGCAACATTAGAGGAAACATTGGCAACTACAGCTGGTGCATGGGCTGCTGGTGCTGCTGTAGGTTCTATTGGGGGACCTGCTGGTACAGTACTAGGAGGTATTGCTGGTGGAGCTATAGCTATTGCTGGTAATTTGTATAGCAGAGATAAAGAATCGAAAGCCGAAGTTTACAATTATTATAAACAGTCTGTATAGAATGAACTTACAAAACAAAATAAAAGTGATTCTATACTGAAAGAAGCAAAGGCTCAAATGAGCAAGCTTGGTTATACTAAAGATCAGATTAACAATGATGATTTTGTTTGGGATAGAATATTAACGAAAGATATTGAACTAAATAATATAGCCTTAAATAAAGCTATGACTAACAATGACGGTTAGTTAAAAGCTTTATACGAAAGAAATATGGCTTTATCTGCTAGTGATATTGCTCAAACAGCTTTGGCTATTGTTCCTTGGGGAAAAAGTATATCTTCTCTGAAGAAACTTGGTAAATTTGGTAAAGTATTAGGCAAAAGTGAAGAATCAATAAAAGGTATAAGAAAGCAATTATCTGATAGAATTGACGATGTTACTGCTTTTGGACTTGATAATGTTAAAAAGTTACCAAATATAACTACAAGAAAAGCAGTAAGAGATTTAGGTGGTCGTATATTGTTGTCTTCTGTTTTAGAAGGTGCTGAAGAAGGATCTCAATATATATTCGGAGATAAACTATTGAATAAGGAATTAGATACTGACGCTTCTATTGCAAGTAATATAGCTAATACTTATCTTACTATGGGTAGAGCTATTGTTTCTGGTTTAACTCCGTTTGATCCCGTATATTCTTCCGATGAAGAATTTATGGAAAACTTTAAAGGTGGTGCTTTACTTGGAGGTATTATGACTGGTGGTTTATCAGTCATACCTACTGCACAAAGAACAATATCTCAAGTAAAAGTTGATAAAGTTTTATCTGATATATATTCTGATAAATTTATTCAATAGGATAGAATTAGAAAGAATATAATGTATGCAAATATTGCAAAAACTAATTCTTGGGATGAAATGGAAAATTCTTTCAATAATTTAAAAGAAATGAATATTGAAGGAATTACACCGGATGATATAGAAACTGAAAGACAGAGAGCTAATATTATTAAGAATACAGCTACGTCTAATAAAACTATATCAATGGCTTCTTCATTAGGTATAGATCCTAGAACAGAAGATTATAACATATTTGTTGGATTATTAGATCATCATGAATAGTTAGTAGAAGATGCTATATAGAATAGAAGTAATGCTAGAGCGTCTATAGAAGAATTAATGTACAATCAAAATGTAGATTCTTATATTGAAGAAATAAAACCTAATGCTACTGTAGATGAAGTGATACAGATAAGGTAGCTTATATTCGATAAAGCCAACAAAGATGCTATCACTAAATTAAGTGATTACTTAACAAGTAAAGTAGACGCTTAGAAAGAACTGGAAAAAACTTTAAAGTATTCCACAAATAAATCAGATTTGCTTAAATTAAAATCACTTATATCTAAATTAGATACAAAGTCGGATATAGAACAAAGAGCAAAAGACTTAGGTATTACTTTAGAGCAATTAGAAGTTCCTCAATTACATTAGGATATTTCCAATGCAGAATATGAGTTAGCTATATCAGAATTATTAGTATCCAAAGCGAATGAAGAGAACAAATTAATGAAAACAAAGAAAGGTGCTTTGGAAAAAATAAATAGATATAAAGAACTACAAAATATCGATGATGACTATGTTCAGAAATTAAATGATCTTTATTCTGGTAAATAGGAGGAAAAGGTTTAGGAAGAAGGAACTGTAGTCACTCAGCCAGAAGTTGAAAGAACTGATATAGAACAGCAAAAATAGGAAGCTGTTGCAGATAAGAAAGAAAATGCAGATATTCAACAAAAAGAAGAATAGAAACAATCTGAAGGAGATCAATTGCAATAGTTAAGAGATTAGATTTATAAAAATAGAGATAATCTATTTACTGAAGTAGAAACATTAAAGTATAATAAGAATAGTGGCAGATATTTCAAAGTAAAGGAACAAAAAATAAATCAAAATTCTGATGCTGGAAAAGCTTAGTATAATGCAGAAAAAGCGTTGAAAGATGCTTATATTAATTTATTTCCTGAAGAAAAGATAGATCATTACAATGAATATACAGCTGCTTCAGAAGTTGAAAGCAAATCTAACACAGATGAAGATATAGTTGAACTCTGGCAAGATGTTTATAATAAAAAACAACAGCTAGAGGAATCTCTTTTCAATTCTAAAGATATAACATCCGATGAAGAACTTAAAAATATCAGAAAATTAACAAACGATTTGAATGAATTATCAGAAAAATTAGAAGATAAATTAGCTTACAATTCATTTGTTAATACTGGTCTTTAGAAAATACAAGACAAGTTAAAATAGAAATACGAAGAACAAGAACGTGCTCGTTTATAGCAAATAGCCGAGGAACAACGTGTTCAGGAAGAATTAAAATAGTAGGAAGCTAAAAAGTAGTAGAATTCTCCAAAAGCGTAGAAGGTATAGCAAAACGATTCTAATCCTGTACAACCTACTAAAGAGCAATAGAAGTAGCAATCTGAAAAGGCTGTAGATATTCCTACATTATCCGAGGTTCTTAGTGAACTTGTTGGCGAAGAAGCTGCAAATGCTATGAATACAACAAATCAGTCTATAAACGATCAGTAGGAATTACCAAAAT